GGAGTCCACTGGTCGGGGGCTGATCGCTGAGCGGCTGGCTCCGGGATTCAAGACGGTCAAGATCGGTGGGCAGAAAGTCAACTTGATCGATGCGGCGAACCCTTTCAATACTCGTAACGCTGCCCTTCGCCTGTCAAAGAACTTTGGTATGGCGACTGAAACCTTCTTGCGCGGGTCGCTTGGGTTCGACACGATATTGAAGGGCGGTAACGCTAGCGACGCCTTCGACAACATTATGAAGTTCCACTTCGACTATGACGATTTGTCGGACTTTGAACGAAACGTCATCAAGCGGGTGGTGCCGTTCTACACATGGACACGTAAGAACATTCCTTTGATGATGGAGCAGTTTGCTCGTCGCCCCGAGGTGTTCAACCGTTACATGAGTTTGAAGAAAGAAATAGAACTCATGTCTCAGGAGGAGGAAGGCGGGATTGTCCCCCGTTGGATGCAGCGTCAGGGCGGGATCCGGCTGCCGTTCAAGTACGAAGGCGAGAACATGATGATCTTGCCGGACCTGCCATTCAAGGCTCCGCTTGAAATGTTCGATCCGGCGTTGGCGTTCGATAAGGATTTGGGATTCATGGAGCGCGCAGAGATTGCGTTGGGTACTATCGGTACGCAGATCACTCCGCTCATCAAGGCCCCGTACGAGTGGAAGGCGAAGCAGAATCTGTGGAAGGGGTACTCCTATGACGGGCGCGCCGAGGCTGTGCCCGGTGCTTACACGATGATTCCGGGCATGATGCAACTGCTGTCGATCGCTGGTGTTGCGAAGAAGAACCAGAACGGCGATTGGACGATGCCCGACCATGCGCTTCATTCGATGGCTCAGTTGTTGCCCACGTTTACGGATTACCGTCGGCTGTTCCCTGACGAAGAGAAGTACCAGCAACGCTCGCTAAGCAACTGGATTTCTTGGTTCTCCGGTATCGGTTTGCGTACCAACACGAAATGGGAGCAGCACATGGAAATGCTGTCTCGCTCCTATGACATGCGGGAAGAACGTAATCAGTTGCGGGCACTCAGGGGTGCGCAACTGTAAGTAGGGACAGAGTAGCCTTAGTACATGGACTACGTGTCGCGCGATCAATGGGGCGCCATTGACTCTGGGAAGCGCCTGAAGGGCTTCTGGCGCCCGGTGAAGGGTGTTGTCATCCATCACACCACAGGCCCCTCAGACGGCCCGTGGGGCCGTGTGAGAGGCCATGACAGGTACCACGTACACACGAAGGGGTGGGATTCCATCGCCTACAACTGGCTTGTGTCGGGGGTAACAGGCGAAATATTTGAGGGGCGGGGTTGGAAGCGCGGCGCCGCTACGCGGGGATGGAACTCAAAGACAATCTCTGTCGCTTACATCGGAGATTCTGATGTGGAGTTGACGGACACCGGCAAGGACGCGATCCTTGCCGTCGTCGGGGCCGTTCGGGAACGGTATGGCAGTCACCTATGGGTCAAGAGTCATAAGGATTTCTCGCCTACAACTTGCCCCGGCGAAAATCTAGCCGCGTGGGTAAACGCGGGAATGCGAACGGAGGATCAGCCAACGAGTAGCGCTATCGACTGGGCCGGAATCCTGAAGTACATTGTGATCGCTGGGCAGAAACATACGCCGATAAAGCGGGGGTCTACGGGGGAGTGGGTGGCTTTGGCGCAGAAACGGTTGAATGACCGTGGCGCAGACTTGAAAGTGGATGGCATTTACGGACGCAAGTCCGTCAATGCGTGTAAGAAGTGGCAGAAGCAGTTCGCTGTAAGGGCGGACGGCGTTATCGATTCAAATACTTGGAGACTGTTATGGACAACGTAAGGGATCTTATGGAGCGCGCGGCTTGGACTTTCGCGCAGAGTTTCTTGGCCGTGTTCGTCATTGGGGACATGGGCACGCTGAAGGTCGCGCTCGTCGGCGGAGCCGCCGCAGCCCTGTCCGTCCTGAAGACATACGCAAAGGGGCGCGTCGGCTAATGAGCGACGAATCGGAAGCCGCGTTTGCCAAATGGCAGGAGGAATATGGGTACGTGGCTACCGAGATTTACGATCAAATCAAGAAGACATCGCATCTGCTTGACATCGCTGACGGCAACCACGCGAAGTGGCACGGCGAAGACTTAGGCATACTGGTGGTGTTGCCCTATGAGCATGTTGCGGCGTTCGCTGCGGAGAATCTGATGGGCGACTTTGAACGCAGCCCGCTTCACGGGCATGTGTTCTCCACGATGACCGCCCTGATTATGGGCGCAATGGATGCCTTATGTGAAGACGATTAGTCTTCGGCCTCCAAGTCTCGTATCCGCTTCTTCAACTCACGTATCTCCCTCAACAGGGCCTGTCGTTCAAGCATCTCAGCAGCGTTGTCTGTCTTGCTCACCTCTTGCAAATGATCCGGGTTGATGCACGCCTTGTTCGCACACTTATGGTGAATCTGACTGTGCTCTTTGATCGGCTGAACCCAAGTGGCGTAAGCCAATCGGTGCACTTGATGCTCACCGAATCTGGGGTTGATGTGACCATAGCCGTGCTTTGTGACGGCCCTTTTCCACACCCAACACTCTGATCTGGCAGCCTTGTCCGAGTTCGCCAATAGGTATGCGTTGGCTGTTTTTTCCGTACTCTTATGTTTCACCGGGTAGTTGACATCGCCATAGGCGCGCCACCTCTGGTAGTGCTTGCTACACCAGCCCCGTGACAGAGGTTTATTTTCACAGTCGGGGATTGAACAAACCTTCATGACTCATCACGCATCGGCAGGTTGAAGATGTCATATTCCACCATCATACCGATTACACAATAGCCAACGAGGTCGGTGAACGAATCCGCCAAAGGTTCGTTGGATGAGTCAGCGCCCTTGGAGATTAGGTTCTCAATGCGCGCGATCTTGTCGTGTATGCGCACAATGATTCCATCCCTACCGAAACGATTGATGTTCCCGTACCCGTAGTCCATCTGCTTGGCACGGAGCAGCGGCAGCAGGGATTCTGCTGTCGGGTAATCGGTGAGGGCGTATTTCTCCGCATGGATGTTGGGCGATTTGAAGCCGTGGTCCTCCGCTGCCCGTATGGCAGCGCAGGCAAGCAGGACATAGGCCGTGTCCAGCACGGGTTCGTTAGTGTCGCTAAAGCAGTCCTCTTCGATCTGCTCGTAGCGCGCACGCATCAACTCCAGCGTGTCTTCAGCGCTTATCTTTTCCTTGTCGGAAGGCACTTCGACATCAATGCGATATGCGCATAAACCGGCAGCATCTTCCCACGTTTCTGGACCGATTGTTGGTAGTTCCTCACTCATATAAATACCTCCTAATAGGTGAGTTTATGTCAGATTCCATTTCTTTCTCTAGGTGTACCCTGAGTTTCTTTAGGATTGAATCGCGCTTGCGGGCGACAGTTGTCTTGGGTATTCCAAGCACAAACTCAATCTGACGCAGGCTCATTCTTTCAAACAGGACAGCATTTAGTAGCCAGCGTTCCCATTCCTCCAGCGAATCAAGTGCGTCTAATACGGTTTCTTGGAGGTCTATCCGTTCCTGCCTAGAGGTAACGGGTTCTTGGTGCGGCGACGCCCGTTGAAGGGCTTCGATCAGTGTTAGAGGACGAACCGCCCACGAGGGCGTGCCGTCTTCCAGACTCCCTTTCGCACGAAGCGGATCAAACAGTATCTCCTTCTTCACCACGAACACCAGCATACGCCATTGGGGAATGAAGATATTCTTCTCCAATGACGCGCGTATTCTTCGGGTCGTAGCCTGAAGGGTCGCCCTTCTCCCACGCTTCGTCGTAGTCGATCCAACCCAGAATCTCCACGGCCCGGAACTCTGGGGCTACGGGTCGAACTACGAACAGGACAAGGCCAAGGCCCAACTGGCGCTTGCGCACCGCAGCGTTGCTGCTTGTGCGTACGCGCCTCACCTCAATGTTGTGCCCCACATCCGCCATGCCTTTGAACTCTTCGTGGCGGTTACCGGGCCAGACATGCCCCGACCAGTATTGGTTGGTCAGTTTCGCTACGGCTAGTTCACCGACGCACGCCGCAGCCTGCGCCGTGCGGTCGTCTTCCATCCGTTTCTTGTCGTAATGGGCAGCGTTGGCTTTACCCCAGTTTTCTATGTACCTGCGGGCGCCTACATGGAGTGCCCATTCGTACTCCCACGGGTGTAGTTCTACGAGGATCATTCCTTGCTCGCTTTCACTTGAACCACAAGCCGGTCGTTGGGGATTATTCCCGCACGCTGGCACCCATCTAGACATAGTTTGATGTAGTTGTCCAGATCGCCACGCAAGGGGGTCTGCCATTCGTTCAAGGAGCGGACAGTAACGTACGTCGCTTCTTCGCAAAACGTCATCTCCACCGCAACCGGTCCATCAAAGACCGGCGCGTTATCATCAAGCGCTTCAACGTAGGTCTTTTCCGCTTCGATGGTTTCCTTTGGCGTGTAAACGCGACCTTTCCGCGACATTCGGGGACGACCCTTGGGCTGTGGCCTGCCGGGTACGACGAACGAGAACTCATCGGTTGGCCCTGCGGCCTGCGTCTTGGACGAGCCTTTGGATTTGCCTGTCACAATCGTTGCGCCCCGTGAACTTTGGTCCGTCCTGCCACCATGCCCCCAGCCGTGAGTCTAGGTCTTTCGTCCATGACGTTACATCGGCTTCTGTGTAACCCGCTTCAAACATGGATCGTGCGAATCGATTCAGGAATCCATGCCTGCCTCGGCCAGCGCCGTGTCCACGATAGTACGGGACTGGTCCGTTGTTGAACATCTCTGCTGGCAACCCGCGCAGGCGTGTGCCATCAAGGTTCATCAACGGTTCCTTGCTGTAGTCCCGTCGGGGAGGCAGGTCTGGGTGGATGGGTTCCGGCTCCTTGTACAAGGCAGCCGCACGTTCCAAACGCTCGGGCACAATCCGTCCTGCCCTTGCTCTTTCCATGAAGTCATCTACTTCCAACGGTTCGCCGTTGATGTCGATGACCTCCTGCTTCCCTTCGGGCCTGCCGCCCCCGTATGGCAGACGCATGTAGTTCCCCGGCGGTCCCTTGAGGGAATCCTGCTTGGGGTAAACAGCGTCGTACGGGATGTCGGCAATGTCCAAGGCAGCCTTCATGGCCCGACGCATGGTCGATGCTCGGGTCCACTCCCTGTTGAACAACCAAATGTGGCAGCCCTTTGAACGTGAGCGTTCAACCCACGCTTGGATCTCCAGCGCTTCAAAGACGGTGGCGACGTTCCTCGCATAGACGATGGAATCATCGCCTTCGTCAATGTCGATGGCACCCCACATGCAATGCCACAGGTCGGGTTCCATCTGGACGTAGTAGCGGTCGTCAGCGTCTTCACGCCACGCATCAGGGCCACCACGGGTCCAATGAGGATCGTAAACCATCGGGTATATGCCGATCATTTCCTCGCCCGATAGGTGTCGGGCGACAAGATCGGCGTCCACGTTGGCCCATCGGCAACCGCCAGCGTCGGTTCCGTAGGCGTAACGGAAACCGTTGAACAGGTCTAGTACGGTGAACTCATTCATCGAGCCTCATCTGCTCCCATTGGATCCCCGGCTCCAAGAGCCGTCCACTGGCATGAATGGTCAAGTTCACTTCGGCCTTCTCGCCGTCGCCTGACTTGTTCTTCCACAAGCCTACGCTGATCTCATTCTCGTAGAAGGCACGGTCGGCAGGATCTAGGTTCGTGTCGTCCCAACGCCTCCACGTTTCGATCAGGAAATGGCTTTCGCTGGTGGATGCGTACCTGCCTGCTTCGATACCCCCGGCTGCGCCACGGTTGCCAGATCCACGCCCAGACTGGTGAAGGATTACGCCTACAATGCGCCAATCAGACACTAGTTGCTTGAACGATTCGATCTTCGCTTGAACGCTGGCCGCATCGCCAGCGCCTCCGCCCCGGATTAGTTCCAAGTAGTCGTACACCAGCACTTCGGGACGTTGCCCGTCCCAGAGTTCGACCGATGCGATACGCATGGCCTTGTCGATGTCGTCCACACTCATACCCGTGGACTCAAAGTGAAGGTGCGTTTCGTCACGCATCAACTGTTCGACCCGTTCCCATGCGGTTGGGTCTTCCCTGATGAGCCTGCCGATCCAATCCTTCTGATCGACTTCTAGGCGAATGGCTGCGTACCTACCCCAGAACATCGTTTCGGTTTCATCCGGGCTAACCCAGAGGGTCCGATGCTTGCGGTTGCGAGCCACCATGTTCAAGGCCAGCAGCGTCTTACCCGTGTGGGATCGACCGATGACCGTGACCAACTGTCCAGCGCGGGCGCCGCCCAAGGTGGCGTCGTCAAAGACACGCACTCCGAACGACCACTCACTCCCCGATTGGAGATCGTGGCGCATACGCCGGACTTGCTCACCCTTAGGTGTAAACAATCTCCGCAGGTCTGCTGCGGAGATTCCCTCTATTTCTGCTGGAGGCGACGAGGGTGCCGGGGGCGCAACAGCATCAGCCGTTACGCCCCCGGTTTCTGCGTTAGCGATTCTCTCTAACGCTTCCTCCAGACTGAGATGCTCAGCCACTTACCTGCTGGAGCCAACCCTGCGGGTCCACAGGGTCAGGTCGATCCGGCCAGTTGAACGGAGTGTTCTTCACCAATGCGGCGAAGTACCCGCTCTTGCCAGCGAGAGGATGATTACCCTCTCCACTCATAAGGCACGGAACACCTGAGGCGTTCAAGCCGGTGGCCTTCTTGATTCGGAAGTCACCTAGCCCGCACTTGCCATTCTTCGTAACGGGAATGTCCTGATTCCGCATGGACTCAGCCCAGTAGTCGGCGGGGAACTGGCGTACGCCATTCCCAAACAACTGACGGATGGCCTGATTACATAGGAACATTGATTCCCTGCTGCCGAATACAACCCCGGCAGCCTTCTCTGCGTTCCAGATAGCAAGCACCTGCTGGTACTCTTCATCTGCAACGTACTTCGATTCGCCTCCGCTGTAAGCGGGAGCGTTCACCTGTGTTGCGCCGGGGAAAGCGGCAACTACCGCTTCTGCCACGGTGGCCTCAGGTGCTACGGCGATCGGTGCGCCAGCCTCAGCAGCGATGCCGGTCACAAGGGAATCCTTGAGTCCGGGCAGCGCCTGTGCCAATGCCTTTGCGTTTTCAATCGCAGTCGTGACGGGTACACCGTCTGGGTTGTGTGCCACCTCTGCGACAGCGAGTTCAACCGCTGCCTTCAAGATGACTTGTGCTTCAATACTGGCCCGCTCTTGCGGACTCATCGGCTTAAAAGCCATAACTATGCGCCTCCTATCGTTGCGCCTTTACACCGTGCGAACGCTTCGCACCATTTGCTAGAACACCACCAGCCGTTATCGCCCAGCGGGTATGGACCCGTCTGGTTCTCAAGCAGCAGGCAGAGTGCCAACACCTTTTGTCGTAGCCAGTCGAAATGCTCCTGACCACGCACTAGATCCATGCGGCCTACACCCTTCGGGTGCATCACCGCATAAGAAAAGTTCGGAATGCCCATTGCGTAGCAGTACGCAATGGACTGGACATCCCAACGCTCGTATTGCCAAGCGTCCCTGCTGTAGTCACGGCTCGGGAACTTCCAGTCCCATAGCCGATCCTCTTCCACGAGATCAACAGTGCCAGTCATGCGAACGACACGCTCGTCGTCTTCAATCAACGGCACATCAAAAGTGTGTTCAGTAATCTTCGGTTGCAGTAGCGGGAACACCTCGTCATACCAGTTGGTGATCTTCACTACCCCAGCGTCGTAAGCCGACTCAGGATTGTAGGAATTCCACACTTCGATCTGGTCAACGATCCGTTCCCATTCATAATCGAACGCATCCACGGCTGCCGCCATGTCCATCGGGGCAGCACCATGACCTTCGCTTACGTCAATCAGCGAGTTGCAGACATCTTCAGCGACAGTGTGGCACACGGTCCCAAGTGTCGAAGCGTCCTTCATCGGTTCGCTTACAAGTCCGAAGACATCGTTACGCCAACGCTCCAAACACATATCTGAAGTCTTGATGGATGACTGCCGAACCCACGTATGGACCCAGCGTCCGTCAGCATCTCTGTGTAGTGGATATTTCATACGGCCTCCCGCGTCGTTACCTAGTACCACCTCCCTCCCCCTTTAGGGGAGGGAGGTGCACTAAGTACATGTACTGAGCCTAATCGCCGGTTCCGTCCGGTTCCGACTCCTGCTCGTTACAGTCTGTCGAATCAGATGAAGATTCGGTGTCTTTCTTTACGGTTGCGTTACGGGCACGTAGAAGTTCCTCTCGTGTCAGCGTTACGTCATAGCCGGTAGGGGTCAGAGCCATTCCTTGAACACCGTCCTGTTGTCTTCCTCTTCGCTGGGCCTTGGTGCCCAGTCCGCATACATGATCGACCAGACCTCACCTAGCGCACGCAACTGCTCGTCGGTGATGTCCGCCTTTGCGCAAGCGTCCTTGAAGTTCGGATACCGCAGCGTTTCGTATGAGTAACGCTCTTGGTAGTGAACCCAGTCGTCGCGCAACAGAACTATCCGGTAGGGATAGTCGTGATACGGGGTCGTGTAAATGGAATCGTCGTCATAGTTGCCCGCGCACTCAGGGCTTGTGTGCCCCTTGTTCAGATAGGCGACTAGCCGCTCTAGTGATTGTCGGTCACGCGCTCGTGCCAACACCATCTCCGGGTCTTCGGACATGGATACAACGGAATAAAATCCGTGAGTAGTGAATACCCACATAGTACCTCCTTAGGTATAGGGCCGGGGCGGGAGCACCGGGGAGTTAGTACTCCCGCCCCAGCGAACTGTTGTGTCTTACTTTCTCCTGTATGTGTAGAGAATGGTGTGCGTTGTTTGCGCAGACGCACCCCTGCGGGGCAGCCGGGGGGGCTGGGAGGGGAGATCCCCCCCGGCGCCCGGACCTCCCTGCCCTAGAACGGTTCCTCAGACCCGACCAAAGCCAAGTCCATCAGGTACCGTTCAGCCGCATCAGCGATGGGAGTCTTACCTTCAAGCGCTTTCGTCAACGCCCGCTGTGTAGCAGCCTCGGTTGACTTACCGCCCGTGTTGATCTGGTGTTGCTCCGCTCCCTGAAAGGCGTTGTATGCGTTCCACATAGTCGCGCCTTCCTCAGAGTGCCACGCCCTGACGACCGCACCACGCTTGTTTTCCCATGCGGTCACCGTCTTGTGGTGAGAATCAGGCTCTGGCGTAGGGAACACGGTGCGCAGCATCTCTTGGAACATGCCGTCCGTGAACTCCTGATCGTTCAGAATCTGAGCCATCTGCCGAAGCGCTTGCCCCTGAGCCATCGACATCTCCACCACGCTCGCTCGCATGGACAGCAGGTTGTCGTGATTCCTAGTGGCACGCACCCCGATCAACTGGCCGATGTTCCCAAGCATGTTCTCGCATGAGATGCGTCGGCTGATCGGAATGATCTCCGTCTTCCATGTGCCGTTCAGCGACATGCGGGTGTAGATGTACGGCTGGATCAGGTCACCACCGCCCAGATCGAACGGCTCGTCCAGCACCTGCTCCACGACCAGACGTTCACCGTCGCCGTAGACGCTGATGCCCTCGCAAGAGTTCGGGAACAGTTCGTCAAGCGTGTTGAACACATGCTTGTAGCCATCCCGTGCCGGGTACCGCCCACTCATGTTGCCGACCACAGCGTTCGTGTCGGCACGCAGGATGTACTGGTCAGACGGGTCGCCCTCGTACTGTCCACGCTGATACGTGGGGCATACGAAGTGACCTGTCTCCGGGTGGATGTACCCGGACGGCAGGTACGTCAGGTCGAAGTCTGCGCCAACATGCGCAGCCACCTCCCTGACCGTGTTGCCGACCACCACCTGCTCATCAGGCAGGACAATCTCATTCATCGGAACGAGCGGACGCTCGGGACGGGCACCACCAAGGACAGCCTCTAGGCGTTGAATCCAGTTGTGCTCGTGTTCGCTTGTGTTATCGGTTGTACTTCTCATACGCACCTCCTGCGCTTTCATTGTTGTGTTTGCTTGTGACAGACCGAAGCGCCCGCAACCACTCCGCATACGAGGCAGCACGCTTGTTTCTCCTGCGTGCTATCACCTCGTACACGGCTATGGTCACGATCACTCCGGCCATGAACCAAGGCGCGGTCCCGAACCAGTCGGTCCACACCACGGCAGATTGGTCAGCCGTCGGCACGGTTATCTACACCGGCAGCCCGGTTGCCAAGTACGAACAAGGCGTCCAGCACCGTGTTCATCTTGTACTCCAGATCGGCCAAACGCTTCTGGACGGACAAGTCCTCGTCAACCGTACCGCTCACGTTTCGGACAGCCCGTTCAAAGGCTCGGCCAATCGAACAGACATCCCGCCCGTCATCCTTCATGGTGGCGTAGTTGTCCAGCAGGTCTTGGACCTGCGATTCGACATCCTCTCTGGAACGACCGTGGTAGTCGATCATCTCTTCGACCTCGCCACACACCTCGTCCCATGCGTAGTCGCGGATCGCATCGCGGGCCAGATCACTGACGGAATCCTCAATGTTCTCCCAGATGTCTGAGTAGTCCAGTTCGATGTCTGCGTCTACTGCGTTTACTGTCATTACATGGCTCATTGCTTATACCTCCCGTGTGTTGTTTTGGTTTTTCATTTCCTCATCATCTCTCTCTCTCAAAAAGAGAGAGAGAGAGATGATGGATCTCATGCGCTCATTCTGATCTTCAACCATTGTCATTCCTCCAGTCCCGTATTGAAACACCCCAAGTAACGCTCTTCAGCGTCATCCAGCAGGGAATCCACGGATTCCCCATCGGATGACAAGAACTCGTTAAGGAAATCCCAATCGCTAGCGTCTGTCATCTGCTATCCCTCCAGTCCTGCCACAGCACACGCGCTGCATACACGGTCATAAACGTAACGCTTCCGATAAAGAATATTTGAAACAGTCGGGTCCATATCATGCGGACACCCCCTCGTACTCGGCCATCATCACGATGTAATGCTCACCGATCTCGCTCCAGTTGATACGCCAAAGCGAACCGATCTCCCGCCTAAGCACAAGTTCGGACTCATGCTGGTCGTTATCTTGAAAGTCGTAGATCAACTCATCGAAGGCGTCCTTCAACCAGCCACCCACCACATACGGACTGATACCATTGGTCAACACACCGGGGAACTTCTCACCCCGTGCCTTCCGCTCAGCCACCAGCACCTCCACGAAATGCTCCTGTAGGTACTGGTCGTTAGACACGAGCAGATTCCAAGCCCAAGTCTCACGGTTACTCCACCCGTTATAGGTTTCATCGTTCATCTTGCACCTCCCAAGTGCTTGTTGTTTGGTTCGGCTTCCTCATCATCTCTCTCTCTCAAAAAGAGAGAGAGAGAGATGATGGATTCCATGCGTATCAGTCATCGTCCCCCAACGTCACGACACCTCACTTTCGTCCGTGTCCAATTCCTCAAACAGTTCCCAACAACCCTCGCAGTAGTACGTCGCCCATGATGAGCGCGTCCAAGGCTTATCGGCCTGAACAATCATCTCCCGCTCCTGCGCAGACAACTTCGGAAACAGGTTCTGGACAAGCCCTTCACGCAACAGGTACTTGTCGTGCCTCTCTGCCTTCACCTCAACGGTGTCGATGCGTGAACACTCAACGCATGTAGCACTAACGGTTCTATTCATCCAGCACCTCCCATGTGCTTAGTTTCGATTCGGCAACCTCTCTCTCTTTCTGAACTTCACTTTGTTCAGTTCAGAAAGAGAGAGGACCAGATGCGCATTAGTCAACGAGGGAATCCATCTCCGTGTTTCGGAACATGCGCACCGTCCGTCGATGACCATGCTCTCGGGCCTCTTCCACCTCGCCAGCCCAATACGCCTTGCGGTTCACATCCCTCCTCAGCGCGTTGACCATGCCACCCCAGTTCCAGAAATAGGGATGGTCACTCTTGGGGTGCTGTACGCGCAACACCACATAGGTCTGTTCGTATTCCTCAGTCGTTTCGTTCATCGCTTCCTCCTGTCTCGTCGTTCCAACAGCCATTCGATCACGCTATACACGCTCAGAAACCCGAACGCCAACAGCGCATAGAACAGCAGCCCTTCGTGCGTTAGTTCATTCATCACATACCTCCCATGTATGCGTCTACTTGCTTTCCTTGCGTGGAGGTGCGGGGAATCGAACCCCGGTACTCATGCGCTCCCGCATGGGGCTTTCACATGAGGCGAAACCATTTCACCCCCGTAGGGGACTTACACAGGCTTAGACCCACTATCCGCTTGCGAGTGATAGGCGAGTCCAATCTGGTTGTAGCCAGACCCCGTGCGTCTACAACCGCACGGAACCTGATGCCCACGCACCGCCCCGCAGGGCGGTGCCGCTCGCAGCCTAAGGGCCTGTTTCCAGTCGCTGCGACGACCTACGCTTAGGCAGTCTCCAGCAGAGACTCAGCCTTGCGCTGGATCTGTGCGTGGACCGACACCCACTTCTCAGGCGTCATGGCCTGCGCCTTCTTCAGCGCAGCCACGCACTTCTCAGCATCCCCGGCCTTGAACGCCTTGGTAGCGTTCGCCAACTGTGCGTTGATCTGCCGGTTCAACTTCTGGTTAGCAGCCTTGCGCTTGGCGCGCTCGTCTGCCTTCGCCAAGGCCTGAGCCTCGGGCGACGGCTCCACAACGGGAACCTCATCCGCCACCACTTCGGTCGCAAGACCCAAGTCGGCAGCACTCACGATCGCCTTCACGATCGCATCTATGTCAATCTGGTTCATAGCAGCACCTCCTAGTGCGTTAGTCGGACCAGAACTTTGGACTGTCCTCCAGTCCATACTCTCTTCACTTCGTTCAGAGAGTATGGACAGGAGACTCAGCATTTCAGACGGTGCCCTTCACGCGCACCACCCCGTCATCGTCACGCTCATACTCAACGCATGAGTGAGCCAACGCACACGGACCAGACCCGTTGTTCGGACAATCCGATACACGGGTAAACAACACCTGCTCTACGTCTGTAAAGCCCCTCATCGCACGGCCTCAGCCTTCAGGCCCGCAGCCTTCACGAACCGCGCCCTGTCGAACCGCTCGTTATCCTCTGCGAACAGATCAGCAATGCGTAGCGTCAGGAACTCAGCCACCTCTACAGGCGTGACGTTATCGCTGTGCGGTTCAGCCTTATACGAACCCAACAACGCAGCAAACTTGATGTAATCCTTACGGGTCATAGCGAACCTCCCGGTTCAATCGTCGTCGAAAATCGGCTGGCTCTCCAGCCCCCACTTTCTTCACTTCGTTCAGAAAGTGGGGGCAGGAGGAACTCTGCGCTTAGACCTCCAACGCTTCGCTCTTGAACGCAGGCCCAGCCTCACGCTCGTCCAACTCCGACTGCTGCCACCACGCCTCGTACTCCGAAGGGGTCATCCCATAGGCAGGTACCCCTTGCGCTACCGTCACACGATAGGACCGCATCTCCGGCAGGGGTGACTCGTTGTAGTCGATCCCATACAGGCGCATCCGCTCCTTCATCGGCAGTTCGTACCGCCAATCCTCACGGACCCGGCCAGCGGACACGTTCGGGCAGCCACACTCTGCCTTCAGCAATCCCAACGCCCCATCGGGTATGTAGGCGTCGTCGTCATCCCATACGATGACCTTACGCAGACGAGCAATCTCGTCGTAAATGTTTCCCATCCCAGCACCTCCTGTGCCTTGTCGAATCGAAAATTTGGACTGTCCTCCAGCCCACTCTCTTTTCACTTCGTTCAAAGAGAGTGGGCAGGAGACTTGCCGGTTACCGCACCAACGTCCCGCCCGCTCCAATGCCTGACTCTGCGAGGAACTCAGCACGATCCCCGTCGCAG